CCCCGGCCTACCACAAGAAAGTAGACGACTTCCACCGCGCACATTTTGGTCTGAAAGCCTCAAGTTCTCTTGGGGTCAGTTTCAACCAGGGTCCCAACAGGGGTTCAGGTGCTATGGACACATCACTGTTCAACACCATCCTCAACGCATTCACTTCGTACTTGGCGATACGAATGACACGTAACGCAACCGGCAGGGTTCCCACACCGACGGAAGCATTTGCAGCTCTTGGTCTCTATGGCGGTGACGACGGATTGTCCGCAGGCAATCCAACTAACATGGAGAAAGCCGCCCAGATGATGGGCCAGGAGCTCAAATCTGTCCGCGTAGTTGCCCCGCAGCCTGTGAAATTTTTGGCAAGAATTTACGGTCCAGCCGTCTGGGAAGGTGCCCCTGACTCTTGCTGCGACTTGTTAAGACAGTTGTCAAAGTTTCACACCACTGTAAGTCTCCCGATCTCCATCACCCCCGAGATGAAACTAGTGGAAAAGTGTCGTTCCTTCCTCTTGACTGATGCCAACACTCCCATCATGGGACTGTTCTGCAAACGAGTGATGCAAACCGCCGAGGCCTTAGGTGAGGCCTCGTATTCAGTGCCAGACATCGTTAGATGGAACGTCGGAGGAGATGATCCCGACGAGCAGTATCCCAACGACGATGTGATGGGCTGGATGATGCAAGAAGCCGTTGATTCACTCCCCGAGTTCGATTTCGAAGAGTTCTACGAGTGGATCCACATGCATGACGGTACGTTGAGCTATTTCCTCCGACCACCATTGTTCATGGAAAGAAAGAAACCCAAAATCATCGGCCAGGTAGTGGTAGATGGCGAGTACAATGCACCCTTGCCTCATGCCAAGCGAGACGTCGCCCCCCGCGGAAACTCCGCGGCTAGACGACGCATCGCGCGGAAGGAGAGAACAACCGGCAACACTCGGCCCTCTACTTCCAACCAGGCGGGCTAGTCCCTGGACAGTCCGTGATTCCAAGGGGGGTGGTGTTGTACCCCCCTGTTACAAGTTTACAATCATAAATAAGGAATCACGCACTATAGAATAAGTAACAAATGTCAAAGACCAAACTTGTCACCAAGAAAACCAAGAAAACCAAGAAGAATGTCGTCGCTCGTCTGCCTCCTCCTCCTGCTCTTGTTCGGAGCGCTCGCGTGCCTCGTGCTGCGAGTTGGGTGCCGGCGGTATGCGGCCTGACTGATCCTTTCTGTGAACATGCAAGATACGCAAGGTATCCCGATGCTAACGGAACGAGATCATTGTCCTACCCTCTACGAAAGATGTTCACCATCACTACTGGAGCCAGTGGAACAGCCGCTTACCTCATCGCCCCGAACTTCTGGAACAACTGGGAAAACCCTAGCTCCGGTGGGACGTTTCCAAACGTCACATTCGGAAATGCCTACGCGGCCCGGGGTGTACTCAGCGCCACTTCCAGCGTACGACTAGTCTCTTGGGGTTTCAGAATCAATCACGTCACTACACCACTCAACGCATCTGGTATCGTCATGGTCAGAGGTTTTGCTGTCTCCACGGGGACGCAAATGCTGAATGTTGACGTCTCTACGATGAACGCCGATGTCATCGCTAACATCCCATTACAGGATTGTGGCGATGTTGCGTTTGTCGGCAAGAGGAGCAACACGACTTCTCAGTTTTACACATCTCCCTCCTCGATTTTGGCATCGGGAGCTGCGGGGATCACTCTCTACAACGGTTTTGGCTATGATCTATACACCATCGCCATTTCCGGAGGACCAGCTTCGGCTGGAGCCCTCAGCGTAGAAGTGTTTGAGAACTGGGAAATCACCATTGATGACGCCGACGCGGCGGCGCAGTTGATGATCAAACCACCACCCTCCAATTCGGTTGCGACCCAAGCAGCAGCGATTGTTTCTTCTCAAGCGGAAACAGTTTTCCTGCATGGAGTTCACGCAGCCAGTGCTTTTCTCAAGAAGCAAGCTATCAAAGCAATTGGTGGTGTGCTGGGTGGTCCTCTCACAGCCTCAGCCTTAGCTCTGGCCGTTGATTGATTCGACGAACCCAAGGCGTTGCATGGACAGCCACTACTGGTTAAAACTCGCAAATATACCAAAACATTAGCGAGAAAACGCAGTAACCTGATGAAAGCCAAGCAACGTCTCAACAACCTTACCCATCGGCAGCCACTGTTGGATCACATGGAACAAATATACCTAAACATAAGTTCTGGATCGCAACAACCTGAAGAAACCGATGGAGAATAGTCTCTAGACAACCAAAC